GTTGATCCGTCCACTTTGATCGGCTGACGAGGCCCATATGCCTACTCCATGGTTTGATGCTCACCAGACGGCAGGCGATGCTTTATTGACAAGACCAAAATATATGAACTTGTATCTGGACTATAAAGGTGCGGATGCATTAATTGCCCTCGTCCTGGGCAACGAAGAAGAGAAGGAGCGGGCAGATAAAGCGCTCAAAAAACGTGCGCGCGAAATGTGGAATCTTCTACAAGAAAATCCCACGGAAATCGAAACAATTAAGAAAATAGTTTCTGAAGCTGAGGAGCGGGATAGGCGGAGGAAGCCGACCAGTGCGAAACGATCAGAAAATCGATATCCCCTAAGCTCGTCATCCTCTAGTTCGTCCTCCTCCTACAACAGTGGTTCCGAGGCCGCCGCCTCAGCGCCTCGCTTCGAAAGAGCCGCAGCTGCTAGTTCCTCCAGCGTACATGAATTAATAAAGAACAGTACGGAGATTGATCAAGACCCTTGTGCGAGCTGCGATCACGAGCTTTCAATTGAAGAACTAAAGCGAAAGCTGCATGGAATAGTGCAGTATGCAGAGAAGGTTTTCCCCGTGCCGGGGAGTAAACCACAAGAAAAAAACAGGTGGTGTAATGAGAGCGTTGCCATTCTGAAAGGGCAGCCTTACACGAGGGCAATGATCAATGGAGAGCTAAAGCATTCGATAGTTGAAAATCTTGTCAAGAACGCCGAGTGGCGCCTTCAGGGTGGAATGGAGTTGAAGATTGAAGCGGCATACGACTGGACCAAGGGGCAAAATCCAACGTACAACCCGAATCCGAGTGCAACAGGAACGATCAGGCCCGATATTGTTATTCATCAAAAGGGCGATCCAAGCAGTGTCGTGATGGTCATCGACATGAAATTCCCCTGCCCTGCAGATGGAACTCCGGCGTCCCCTCCTCGGAAGCATCCGCATAAAGAAAACACGCACACCACTCAAGCCGCTATATGTGAAGAAGGCTTAAAACCAACCCACGGGGTCTGGCTATTAAGCCCCCTCTGGGGATACAAGAAAGATAAAGAAAAAGAAAATGAATCATTCCCTCTAGGGGAAAACCATGATGAGCTCGCGCACAAGGCAGCATGGGCAGCGCGTGACTCGGTAAAGGATAGAATTCAGCGTCCTCCATTTTCGCAAACCCCCATCAGTGCTGCCGCCAAGGAATACATAGAATATCTTAAGAATCAATTCGTCAAAGGTATATTGTTCGGCACCACTGACAATCCGTTTATCACATGGAATGCCGCCGTCAACTCCGCATCGATATCTTCTTCGTCCGGAAGTTCGTCTCCCCTGTTTAACAGCAGCACTAGCTCCTCCGCTGCGGCCGCTTCTAGCAGTTCGCGTTCATCGAACCAGCTCGCTAAGAGAAAGGCCGGAAATACATCTTTAAAAACCCATGAGGGCGCCGACGCCACCAATTACTGGGCGCAGGGCGGAAAACGTACGATGAAGGATTCGGCGTCTGCATCGACATCTTCTTCATCGGGAAGTTCGCCCTCGCTGCTCAACAGCAGCAGCATCAACCCCTCTGCTTCGTCCTCTTCTAGCAGTTCGCATTCGTCGACGCTGCGCGCTAAGAGAAAGGCAGAAAATGCACCTCCAGAGACGAGCGAGGGTACCGAAACTGCCAACTACCTTGCCCACGACGGAAAACGTACTATGAAGAATTTGTCAAAGTAGACGTTTAGCCCAGTTGCTGGAATTGGGCGGAACGCTAGACAGCGTTGGAGCTGTGTCTGCAGCCGCTCAGACGCGGCGGCCTTCTTTCAAACACCGCTCCGTCGTTCTTTGCAGACCGGCCAAAGACGGCGCAAGAAGAGCTGCACTACTCGTGCTGGAGCTGGTTCAGGTTCAAAGGACTGCTTTCGCGGGCCTCGATCACCTCGCACTCCTGACACCAGCGGCCGTTGCGCACATCGAGCAAAGACGCGCCCCAAACGTGGCCTCTTGCGCATCGCCAGAAAAGCTCAGCGGTCCCACTTGGGCACTTGCTGGACAAACACTGGCCTTGCAGTAGCTGCGCCAGTTCGCACGCGGCGCTCAGGTCCATGCGCCGGGCATTGCGCGCGCAGCTCGGGCACCAAGTACCGATGAGCACGTTGTGCGCCAGCGGCTCCCATTCATGACCCGCAGCACAGCGCATCCGGTACCGCGTTCGTCGTCCCAACCAGACCTCGCTCAGGCACTGGCCACCCCTAGCCTTCGCGATTCGGTGCAAGTTTTCGATGGTGGCCTCGGTGCTCTCCCGTTTGGGCGGGTTGACCGAGCCGCATTGCGGGCATGCGATCGATACAGGGCGATGGCGCCATTCATGACCCTGCGAGCATCGGAACCGATAGGCATGGACTCGCCCCTTCCAACCGTCGTCGAGGCACACGATGTCGAGCGCCGCGGCCCTCGCGCAAAGCTGCGCAAACATCTGTTCATCCGAACACACGGGGCACTCACGGAATGTCCGCACGATGCTGCTCGGCGTTGCATCGAACTCGTGGCCGTGCTCGCAGACGAACCGATGGCTGATCTGCCAGCCGCGGAACGACTGGTCCTTGCACCAGAGGCGATGGGCATACGCCCTCGCACGTAGTGTTGGGCTTTGGTCAAGCACTGGGTGAGTCAACGACGGAAGAGGCTTATTCATGCCTACGGTTTCCTCTGCTTCCGCACTGCCTCCGCCTGCTCGAGATCTTCGAGCAGTTGTTGGGTGCTAGGCTCATCCGCCTCCGGGCGTCGCATCGCAGCGAATGCTTGCCCGATGATGTGCAGGAGTGCGGCTATCAGGACAACGGCGCAGGACAACACCAGGAGCATCCGCGGGCCATCGAACAAGCGCTCCTCGCTCATGCACGCACGAAGTCTTCGATCGGCATCGGCAGCGTGTCGATCTCTTCATAGGCGAGAAGCGTCCAGACGGTCGGTAGTTCGACCATTGGTTGCTCGCGCCTTAACCACTGCAAGAGCGAACGGCGCTTGAGCACGATGGCCGGTGGCACGCGCTGCCCTCTTTCAAAGCGCTGGCGGCGGCCGCCGAGCAGGCGCCCTTCGTCAACGCACATCCACCATCCGCTGCACGGGCAAAGGTTTCCCGTCACGGTCTGATCACCTATGTGGACCGTGTTGCTGATCATCATCTGAACTCCCTGCTGCTGGCCTACATCGGTAGCTTGCCGTCGCCGTACGCGGCAACAAGCATGTGGCCCTCTTTGTCTACGTGAACGCGGATGCGCTCGCCAGCCAACTCGACAAGTTGGCCGCGGTCGCTGTATGCAAATCGCAGTGATCCGCCGTCATAGAAGCGGACATAGTGCGAGACCATCCCTGCGACGCGGACGATCTCGTAGCTGGTGACTTCGGCAAGGTTATGCACTCCGACAGATGACAGCATTGGCAAGTCACTGCGGAGGGTGCCTTCACGCAACGAGATGAGCGCCCCCCAATCGGTGCTCACCACCTCACCCTCGCTCATATCGTGTCGGCCTTTGCTCATCGCCATCTCAGAACGACGGTGCACGATTGAATAGAGTCGACAAGAAGGGAGGGAACAGTCATTCGGTCAGTAGCGCTTGGATGTCGCCCTAGCGCACCTCTATCTCTATGCGGACGTCCCATGCCTTCGGGACTGCATCTGATAGGTACCAGTTCCAGTATGTCGCCCGCTCGGATGAACCACCCTTTTCCTCCCAACTTGCGCTTCCTGCCTCAGCAATACAGGAGTAAAAGCAGGCGGGCCATTCATCTGGCGGCACCTTTAGTTCTGACTCTCTCTGGCTCTCCAACCGGCCGTCGTACAGCACGGTGTTGACCGCCGCAAAGCACGCCATGCCGGCGTATATCGCTTGAAGCCCCGTCCCCTCAGGGTTCATCAGATCCAAGACAGCTGCATGCAACCGGCCGTTTTCCTTCTCCAGCTGCTTCAGATCCTCAGTTCCTTGCAGAGCACGGTTTGCCTTGCCAATGACTGCAACGGCTCTCGCATAGACGTCCTTCTCAGGACGGAGATGCTCGATCGCTCGCAACGCACAGATCAAACCCAGCCGGGCGCGCCTGAGGTAGCCCGCATCAACGTGCTCCTTCTGAGACATCGCTTCCATCAGGTCGTGAATGTCGGCTCGGACTTCTGCGGGCAGGTCTCCGTCTGTGTTGATCAGGCTCTTGGCTCGATCCAGCAGTTGGCTTAGTTCGCTAGGCAACATATTCATTCGTCCAATACTGGAAACTCATCTACTTCACCGTCCGGCTTAAAGATCCGCACCATGTCCGGGTCTTCGACACGCACGTCACGACCACGGAATATTGCCTCACGGCTAAACCAACGCTGGCAATCTCTACACATGGGGCGTGACACTCCATATGAATCAGTCTCAGGGTTGTTAACGGCCGATTGCTTCTCTGCGTGAGACGCCGAGTACTGCCCCGGTTTCCCTTGGTCCATGGCTCCAGCGCGTTGAAGATCGTGCCCTATTTCCTCAGACCGAGCAATAACTCGATCGGCGTCAACGTGAGTGAAACCTTCTGGCTTGTTGTCGCTATATCCACTGAGGGTATTTTCCTCCCCGTCCGTCGCGACAGTTTTCGATTTGAGACGTGCCGGAAGCCGGTCATAGATGTTCTGTGCTTGATCGCCGAGACTCTGTTCTGCTGCCTCTTCCGCGGCTTCATTCGACCCAAGCCGCGGCCGCAGTCGTAGATTGCCGAAGTTCGATCCAACAGCTTGCGGATCAGCCTCTACCCGATTGAGCACATCGACCGCATTGCGTCCCGCTGGCGTCCGTGCACCGCGTGCCCCCAACCCCAGCAGCGCAAACCCGCCCACGCCAACCATGATGTCGCCATATCCGGGCCCGAGCGACTCGCCCCACTCATGAAGTGCACCAAAGCCGAAGTGCGCAGCGAGGGTGAACCCGCCAAAGGCCATGAACGGCAACGCGCCCGCCAAGGCGGCACCAAGCCCCGCACCGAGCAGCGCCGCCGTGCCCAGGACACCGAGGAGCATCTCTGCCGTGGCCTCGTTGTCGTGGATCTCGACCATCTGGATGCTCGGCCCGCCGACAAAGACGTTCGAGCTGCCCGTCTTGATCTTGGCGCCGCACTCCATGCGCATACCGGTGCGCGCCATCGGCTTGCCGTTGACGGTCACCTTCTGCGCGCCCTCGGCGATCAGCACGTTCGGCTTCGGAAGGTGATTCAGCGGAAGACCAGAGCAGCTCGGCGCGAAGTCGACGCCCGCCCGCATCGCTGCCATGCCGTTGACATTGACGTTCGGCGATCCCTGCCCCAATGTTCCGGAAGTCGGTCCCGATAAGTTCGCCGCCCGCATGATCCCGCGGGCCAGCGCAGCGCCCGACAGGCCGCCGGCAGCAATGCAGCCGCCGACGATCACCATGATGGCCAAGCCTCCCGTGGCGATACCGGCGGCGACGATGGCGGCCCCAACAACGGCGCCGATCAGCGCGCCCGCGACCAAGCCGACCATCCCCATGCCATGGGTGATCTCATCGCCCAGCCGGGCGGCGCGCAAGACCTCCTCGCTCATGGCGCCTTTCGGGCCAGGCGCTCGAGCGACTCGCGCACACCCACGACGCTGTTGAGCGGCACCGGCCCCTTCACCTCTTGGACCTCGGTGAGGATGCGATCGAGCGGCAAGGCGCCATGGCCGTCGCTGGCCCGCACCAGCTCGAAAGTCCCCGGATCGCTCCAGAAGACTCCGCGCCGGTTCGGTTCGATCATCTGGGCGCGAAGCGGCGATCCGTCTGCGGCATAGAACTTCCAGAGCCCATCTTCAACGTCCACGGCATTGAAGGCCTTTTGGAGGACGGTGGTTGCGGGAACGACGTGGAGCGCGCGCTGACGAATCGCCAGTGCATAGAAGTAATCGGGCGCGGCCGCCGGAGTGGGCGGTGCGGCCACCTCATCGTTGGCGGCGGGAGGCTGCGGCACGGGTTCTGGCGACGGTTCATCCTTGCGCAGCTTGAACGCCGACAGGAACTCGACCCACACCGCGTCGTGCTGCATGAACTCGCTGGCCATCGCCGTCAGCGTGATGATCAGCATCGGGCCGTTGCGCACGAAGGCCTGGCGCTGCCGCAGCAGTGCCGCCCCGCCGCTGCGCCAGGTGTAGTCGATGATGTGGGCCGGCTGGCCGTCTATGCTCGCCTCGCCTTGCGCGAGCAGCTTGAACGCGTTGAACTGCTTGCCCGCCAAGTCCAGGAAGCCCTTCGCGTACTCGGTCGGGTCTTCCAGCTCGGTGTTGTGATCGCGGGTGACGACCAGGCTGGTGTCCTTGGCGCCACTCTTTCCGGGCAGCCGGAACACATTCATCGACTGATCGAGCCAGCCGTCAGGAACGCGTAGCGTCGCCTCGTGGGTCAGGTACATCGCCGGCCCTCAGTTCTTCGGGTCGAACGCGATCGACGACAGGCACTTCGGGTTGCGCTCCTTGAAGCCGAACGACAACCGGCCCCAGGGCTGCACCGACGTGTGGCTCGTTTCTTCGTCGAGCGAGCGGCCCCGGGGGGTTTGCGTGATCTTCAGCTCCGCATAGTGCTCGCGCACCGAGGCCAGCGTCACGCAAGTGCCCTCGAGCGACAGCACCAGGAAGCTCGACGGGCTGCCGGCGGTCTTACGCACGCGGAGGTCCACCTCGGCGACCTTCGTCCCGTCCTTCAAGGCCACCGGCCCGCCCTTGTAGAAGGCGAACGGGCCGTCCCCTGCCTGCTCGCGCGGCTGCAGCGGCCCGAACAGCGCCTCGACGCCATTCGTCGTGAACGGCGTGCGTTCGCGCAGCGCCTGCACCAGCTGCCAAAGGTCCATGTTGCTCGCCGTCATCGCGTCGTCCTGTTTCGTTGATCCTGTTCGCGGGGCACACGCCGTCAGCACGGCCATGGCGGCCGCAATAAGCAGCCGCCGGCGCACCTCAATGCCCCGGCGGAGCGATGTTGTTGTCATACCAAGATCCGTAGTAGTTGGCGTAGGGCTGGTTGGTGTTCGAGGTCTTTTCCCCGGCACCGTAGATCGCGCCGATCGCATTCCGCGCGGCACCCGCGTCGCCATCCTTGAGGTACTTGTCGTAGGCCTTGTTGTACGCCGGCTGGTTCTTCGGGTTGCCGGCGATGCCAATATCCGGGCCGCCGTTCGCACGGATTTCCCGGCGAACCTTGATGTTGTTCATCGTGGCGGCGCCTTCATCGGCGAGCGCACCCTTCACATAGGCGTCCTTCGTCGACAGGTCTTCGACGTAGTCGTATTGCGCATGGCCGAACTCGTGCGACAGGCTCTGGGCAACCGCGGCCGGGTTGTCTTTCTCGCCGCTATCGACCGTGACCACCTTGGTCTGCCGGTTCGCATAGGTGCCACCGCCCTTCGGGCCCCAGACCACGTTCCACCCCTTGTCCTTGAGCGACTTGTAGTCGTTCTGGAGTGTGGGGGACTTGGCCACGATGGCGTCGACCTTGTCGCCGAGGCCCGTCTTGACCGCCGGGGCCGCGGGAGCGGCCGAGGCGCCCTTGGCTGCGTGATTTCCACCTCCCGCCGGCTTTGCCGCCAGTGGTGCACCGCCTCCTCCGCCACTGCCCCCGCCGCCCGCACCGCCAGCTGCGGCCATCATGTCGTCAGAAGGCGGCGGAGCCGGCTGCTGCGCGCTGTCGTCGCCACCCGGCGGGTTGAGGTCGATGCTCTGCGAACCCTTCACGATGACCTGGCGGCCATCGATGACGATCAGCCCGTCTTCGAACATCTCGATGCTGGCCTTGCCGGTGCGCAGCGTGATCTTGGTCTTGGCCGTGACCGAGATGTCGGCATCCAGTGAGGCGATCGAGATCTGTTGCTTGACGATCGTTTCCTGCTTGCCCTTGGTGACGACGGTGCTCTGCTGCGGCCCATTGACGATGGTCGCGTCGTTGTTCTGCACCGTCCTGATCATGTCCCGCTGGGAGTGGATGTTGATCAGTTCCTTGCCCTTGCGGTCGTGCAGCACGATCTCGCAGTAGCCGCCGCCGCCCGGCGTCGAGTTGCTGCGCAGGCCCATCATGTGCGCCCCGTCGGGCAGGCCGTAGGGCACGGTCTGCTCGCCGTTGTAGACGCTCGACAGAATCATCGGCCGTGAGGGATCCCCCTCGAGGAAGCCGACCACCACTTCTTGGCCGACGCGGGGAATCGCCACCGATCCCCAACCCTTGCCGGCCCAGGGCTGCGCGACGCGGATCCAGCACGAGCTGCTGTCGTCGAACTTCGCGCGCCGGTCCCAGTGGAACCGGACCTTGATGCACCCGTGCTTGTTGACCCAGATCTCGTGCCCCTTCGGGCCGGTGACAGTCGCCGTCTGCAGCCCAGGGATCGTGGCCCGCTCGTGCTTCAGCGGCGGCCGGTAGGCCACCTTCTGCCGCTGGCAGTCGAAATGGTTGCGATAGAAGGCCTCCTCCTTGTCGAGGAGGTTGTTGCGGCCCTCGTGAACCACGCGGGTGATGAGCAGGCGGTTCTCGTCCGCATCCTTGGAATCGAACCAGAAGTGGTCGACCAGGATCGTCGAGCCGCCGGCGAACAGGTCGGGGCAGTCGCTGCGCCCATGGAAGTGCTTGGCCGCCGCCTCGAAGCGCTCCATCCTCAGCCGCGCGTAACGGTCGCCTTCGGCCCGGTTCTTGTACGCGTAGCTGGGCGTGCCGTCGTAGACCTCGACCTGCGGCACCTCGCCCTGGTCTGCAACGGTCGGCACCTCCGCCATGCGGGTACCGCTGGGCTGCTTGAAGTCGTAGGTGTCGACGGTGTACTTGCCGGGCTGGAACTCGCGCCGGGCCTCGAAGTGGTCGACGCTGTTCAGCGGCGTGACGCGTGAGCCGCCGTTGAACTCGATGGTCGGGTACACCGAGAGCGGCTTGCAGTAGGCGAGCGATGCGGTGTCGTCGGTGATGACCAAGGTGTGGCCGTCGATGCGGTGCTCGAAGTAGGTCGTCCAGCCTTCGCGCTCGATCAGGTGGTTGATGAAATGCGCATCGCTCTGCTGGTACTGGACGATGAAGTCTTCCGGCTCGTAGCTGTTCACGAGCCGGAAGTCGTAGTCGACCATGCCCCCGTACTCGCCGAAGATGTCCTCGAGCACCTGGCGCACGTTCTTCTGCTGAAAGATGCGGCTGTCCTTGTTCCGGGTGAGGAAGTAGGTCCAGGGCACGAGCCGGGCACGGTAGAACGCCCAGCCGGCGTCGCTCTTGACGAACCGGAACGCGGCCACGTAGCCGCTGACGTAGCGCTCGCTGCCGTCGGTCTGCTTGATCGCGACGACCATCGGCTTGGTCATCACTTCCTTCAGCTCGATGTGGGCGTTCAGCGAGGCCAGGTCGACCTCGAACTCGAAGTCTTCGTTGAACGCCTCCACGCCCTTGAACGCGTGGACGAACAGGCGCTTGTTCTCCGGCAGCAGCGTGTACAGCCGGTAGGTGCGGCTGCTGTCGTCGAAGGCCGGCGGCGTGAACTCGCCGGGCAGGTTGTACGCCGGCATTTCGCGCGCGCCGTCGCCTGCGGCTGCTTCCTCCTCGCTGACCTCGGGTTCCGCGAGGGCTTGCGCGGCCTCGGCCACCGCCGGCGTCTCCGTCGGCATGGCCGCCATCGACTCTCGCGCATGCGCGACAACGGATTCGGCAGAGGTGGGGTCCAGCGTCGAGGCCAGGGCCTTCGCCGACTGAAGGAACTGGGCGGCTTTCGCGGCCTCGGCGAGCGCGGGAGACGCGACGCCGGCGGCTGAGGCCAGGCTGGACAGCGAGCTCAGCGACTGGGTGGCCGCGCCCAGGTCCAGTCCGTGCGGATCGAAGCCCTCGTCGAACGACGAAAGATCGACCGGGCTTCGGTGTTCGGCCAAGCTGGACAGCGCGGCGATGGAATCGATGGCCTGTGTCGCGGCTGCTAGCTGCGGTGACGCGGCGCCGGCCAGTTGTGCGGCGGACCCGGCCGCATGCGCGAGCGCCGATGCGGCGTGCAGATCCGGCATCGCAGCACGATGAGAATCGTCGGCCACGAGCGGCTCGTCGCCTCCTGCTTCAGGCAGGTTCTTCATGTCTACTCCCCGTAGATCGATCTGAGTGTTTGTGCGATCTTAGAAGCCGAATGGCCTTCAGATCATTGCGGGGAGCGGACGGGCTCGTTAGATTGCGTTTCCTGGTTGAGGAGTGCAGCAAGCACGGTAGCGCCAAGAGGCGCGCTGCCGAATCCGATGTGCATGAATCTTCCCTGAGTGATCTACTACCAACGACAACGCAAAGCGAAACATCGCCCGCACCGTCGGCCCCTCTCAAGGCAACACGGGCCGTGCTCTGCCGGCCGGCCTCGTGCTCTGTCGAGGGCGATTGTCCAGAGGTGAAGATTTCACAGAAATCCCCCCTCCCTTAGTCAAGGGGGGTCGGATAGACTGAATCGCAGGGCCGTTGCGTCAATTTGTTTCGCAGCGCGCGTCAGCATCGTCGACGAGCCCTCCGCCTGGCAATCGCCCCTTCGGCGGCTCTTTGTATCGAGTTGATAGAAGCACACCCTCTCATGGGGGTACCCCGCCACACGTGGGATTTCGGACGTGCGTGCTCTATCCAGATAGTCGCGCCCTTTGCAAACCGACCGCAAAGGAGACCGCGATTGAACGTCCTGCTGATCACCGACCAACACCTCGTCGAACTCGCGCTGCGCATGGTCGTGGTGACCGAGGAACCCGATGTGACGTGGCGGTGGCAGACGACCGTCAAGCTGGGCATGCGGGACTGCCTCGACGAAGGGCCATGGGATCTGGTGCTGCTGGACCTGGACACGCGCGGGCACCCGAAACGGCTCGCCGCGGCCGCCAAGCTGCGCTTGATCACTCGCGAGCGCAAGCCCGGCGCAAAGCTCATCACGATCACCGGCCTGCCGCTGGACCAGGAGGAGGTCCAGGCCCGGCAGATGGATGTCGATGCGTACTTGCGCAAGTCGATGACCACGCAAGAACTGAGCGACGCGATCTGGAAGGCGATGCGAGGTTGATGCCCCCAAAGGTGGGAAGTTGGCACGGAAGCGCTCCCTCCGTTGGGGGAGTGCCCACACCTAGGGGTATCGGTGACCTGGAGGGCTCGTCAGACTGCGCTCCATCCGAACAAGATCGATTCAGACGGACGGGAGAGCGCAGTCGATGCAAGCCTTGATCATCACGGACCAGCCGCTCGTGGCCATCGGCCTGCAGACGGCGCTGACCTCGGCCCTGCCGGTCGGCCAGGTCGTCGTCGATGCCTCGCGCGCCCTCGATAAGGGGCAGGCCGAGGCCGACTTTGAGCTGGTGCTGCTGGACCTCGATGTGCACCGCGCAGGAAGGGTCAGCGCGCTGCAACAGTTGCGACGCCAGCACCCGGGCGCGACGCTGGCTGCGCTGACGGCCGCCCCCAGCGACGACGAGGCGCGGGCGGTACAGCAAGTCGGGGCGTCGGCCTATCTGCCGAAGTCGCTGCCACTCGAAGCGCTGTCCAGCGCCCTGAGCTCCGCGGTGACAACGCACCAACAAAAAAACGCCCACCGGGCCTGACGGCACCGTGGGCGAGGACAGTCGCGCGGGGATTGGGAGGGAGGAGGAGATGCGCGACTGCGGACAGCTAGTCTAGACAAGTGCACCGCGCTTGTCTCTCCCACGGGCATGGGAGATCAAGAGCTCCTCTGCGATAGCGTCAATCGATCTCTTCGGCGTCCCAGACCTCTGGGTAGTCGATGTCGGGGTCGCGCTCCGGTTCGCAGACGACCCCAAGGATGAGATAGGCCTTGCGATCAGTGGTCTCAGCCGCGACCTTCCAGGTACGGGCGTCGTCGCACAGCATCTGGACCCAAAGCCGGTACTCGCGGCTCAAGCCCTTGGCTTCGTTGAATTCGATGCTCTTGTAGCGGGCCTTTCGAAGACCCTGCCGGCAGGCGCGCTCTGCGGCCTGGGCGGCAACAGCGATCAGCGGCGCACGATCGTCGCCCAGCCCCATCGAGCCGAGGACATAGTTCGGGCCGTCTCCGATCTCCCAGTCATAGCGCTTCATCGTTGGGTCCTTTCGTGTTGTGGTGCGATGACGCTATGAACGCTCTCTTTGGCGAGAACATCAACCATCAACGATGGGGGCATCGCCCCAATAGAAAAAGCCCCTCGCGCCAGTGGCACGAGGGGCTCGAATGCGGTCGCCTGGTTGGGAGGCAGAGGGAGGGAGATAGATGCCGGCGACCGCGAGGGCAGTCTAGCGACGGGGGCCCTGCTGGCAACGCTCGTCGCCGCTCTATGGCGCACAAGGACGGGGTTTTGGCCTGCACGGTCAAGGCCGCAGCAGCAACACCGCCTCTGCTTCGCGCCGTGCGACAAGGCCGGGCAGCACCCGCCCTCCTCCATGCACCCATCGGCGCAGCTCGCGCGCAGCCTCATTCCACTGCCGCTGGTTGATGCGGTGACGCAAGGTCGAAGCCTGCAGACGGCCGGCGCCGAGGTTGAACGTGAAGTCGACGATGGCCGCAAGGCGGCCCACCGGTTCGCTAGCCAGCACCGGGCACAGCCGAAGTGTCGCGTCGAGCGCCTTGCGCATGTCCTCGGCGAGATAGGCTTCGCCCTCGGCCAGGGTGATCGGCGGATGTTCGGGGGTGCAGAGATGGCCGAAGCCGATCGTCCAGAAGCCGGCCGGGCACACATACGGATAGGCCCGTGTCGGGTCATGCTTCGGCGTCCTGCAGAACCCTTCCGCGTGCTTCGCCAACTCGATCGCCAGCGCAGGGACTTCCATCACGGCTTCGCGCGGTCGAACACACGGCCGACGAACCAGAAATTCAGCACGCCGGACCACAACGCCTGATCCGCTTCGGACCATGCGGCTTGAATCGCGACGGTCCAAAGCACCCCACCTTGCAGAGCAGCGGTGAAGGCGGCGGTCTTCGCGGCGCAGTAGAGCGCCATGAACCAATAGGTGATCACGGGCCGCACCGACGACGACAGCGCATCGACCCAGGCCACGCCACTCGGTTGACCCTGACCGGCCAGCGCCTCGCGCAGCGCGTTGAACGCGCCGGTGTTCCACGCTCCTTGCGTCTGTGCGCCCAGCTCTTCCATGCGCTGCGCGCCGCGCAGGCGTTCGAACTCCAGCGCCTTGTCCTGCATCGCGAGCTCGTGGCCGCGCTCACCCTTGCGGTCCAGCCACTTCAGCAGCTCGGGCGCCAACCGGAAGGCGCCGCCGAGGGCGCCACCGAGCAGGGTTTCGATCATCGACCGCCCCACCAGTGCGCCAGCTTCATACCGCTGTCGATCAGCAGCAGCGCCAACAGCGTCCAGCTCGCGCCACGCATGATCCACAGCCAGCTCGAGCGGCGCACATGGCGCCACTGGTCAAGCAGGCCGCGCAGGTCTTGGGCGTCCTGACCGGCGCCCTCGGCCAAGCCGAGTTGTGCAATCGCGCGGCGCGCGCCTTCCTCGGCGGCATGGCCGAGCAGCGCTTCGAGCTGCGCGCGCTCCACGAGGGTCAGAACGATGTCGTTCGGCTGTGGTGTCCTGGTGTCGTTGTCCATAGGCTCCAAAGAAAAAGCCCGCCGGGCGCGAAGCCGGGCGGGCGGTTGAGGAAGAACAGGGAGGGCTAGATTTCGATGTCGATGGCCGGTAGGTCGGGCGCTTGGCCGGTGATCTGGCCATCGCGCACGAACACGCGGTCGCCAACCGATGCATTGCCGCCGACGCGCAGTTGCCCGCCGTCGAGCGTGGCCACGGTCAGCGAGCCATCGCCGTTGCGCACAGCGACCTTGCCGACCACCAAAGGGGAATCGGGCAGCAGCGCTTTGAATTGCCGCCACAGGTTGGGCATGCGGATCTCCTAGAGGTAGTGCCGTTCCAGCTCGATGGTCTGGCGCACAGTCAGCGATTGCGACCACTCCGCCGCGATGTGGGTCGAGCGCACAAGGCCGCGCCAGCCGGCAGCACCGTCGCCCACCGCGACGAGTTGGCCGGGGTCGATCAAGCCCAGCGCATCCAGCATCGGCAGCTCCAGCGTCACCGTCGCTTGCCGTCCGGTGTCGGCCAGGATCGAACGGCCGCGTTCGCGGCAGGCGTCGGCATGGGTGAGCAGTGCATCCACCACCGAGGGCGCCATCGCATCGCCTGCGGTGCCCGAGCGGAACACACGGGCAGCGAGGCCGTGCCGTTCACCGGACACCATCACTGCGTTGAAGGCGGGCTTTTGGGTCCAGCGCAGGTCCAGCGTCTTCACGATGTCGAGCGGCAGCGTGCGGTCTGGCGTCTTCGTCGCCCACTCCCACGGCAGCGCCGGATAGCGCGGCTTCGCGTGCAGCGTCTTCAAGCGTGCATCGGCGTTGACGTATCCGCCCACCGCTTCGGCGATGCGCGACACCACCGCCATCGGGGTCAGCGCCTCATAGCTCCAGGCGCCAGCCGGCACCAGCCAGTCGGGCAACTGCCAGTCGAGCGTGAAGCCGGTGGCGAGGCCGGGCCGGTCCAGCTCCTGCTCGGCGAGTTGGCGCGCGTTGAACGGCGCGTCGACAACGAACGAGCGCTTCGGCGCATACGGATCGGCGAGGTAGGCGGCGGGCGACCGTGCGCGCACCGACAGGCTGGCCTGCCCGAATTCGCGGTGCACGTCGTAGCCCTCTACTGCCATCGTCCAGCGGATGCCGTTGACGGCGATCTCCAGTTCGACCGGTCCGTCTGCCGTGGGCTCGATCAGCTCCAGCGCCGCATAGGGCAGCGAGGCCGAGAGGCCCCAGGCCCATGATTCGGCATCGATGCCGACTTGCAGGCTGCGCACCGGCACCGGCTCGCGGCCGGGCAGCCGCACGACTTCAACGCTGTTGCTCACGAAGTAGACAGAGAGAACGGGGACCGTGTAGTCCCCAGGGCCGCCGGTGTCGTCACCGGGGCACGGATGGGCGCTGAAGGCCAGTGGCAGCGAGGGTTGCCACGCGAGGCCCTGCAGCTTGGCCGGACACCGGAAATCCAGCGTGGGATGCGAATTGACTGGGGGCGGTGGTGGCGGGGGATCGACGGGCCAGTGCGATTCCCCGTAGGGCGGTGGCCAGCCGTCCTGCCAGGGCAGGAAGCGCGCACCGGCCATCCACACCCCGGGTGCGAAGCGGAAGGCCCGCCAACACGCCAAGCGGGCCGCAACGCTCCATTCGGCATGCTCCCCATGGTGCTGGGGCACCAGCGAAACGAAGCCGCCAGACAGCACGTCGTGCAGCGGCTGCGCGCGTTGCCACGGCGCGGCCAAGGCGCACTGGGCCGGCAACAGCACGTCGAAGCCATCACGCGCAGCACCGGACACATCGGCAGCATCCGACCACACAAGGACAGTACTTGAGCGGCTGCGCTCGTTCTCGACATTGGCCACTGCGCAATCCACGGGCTGCGGCAGGGTGGGCACCCATCCGGCGCCGGTACTCCCTCGCGCGCGGCGGGCATCGGCCCAGACGTCGCCGCTCGATTCGCTGGATGCCTGCGCCCGCTCCCACTGCAGGCGCCCACCACCTTCGAGCTTACGGCTCGCCTGGTTGTCGTAGAGCGCGCGCAGGCGCACCTTGGGCCGCCCAAACCGCACACGCAGCGCACCGGTGACGACATCGGCCGGTGGCGGCCGGTCACGGTGACCGAAGTCCAGGACGACCGCACCACCGGGAGGCAGTGGCCCCGCGTGCTGGAAGTCGAGGTCGTGGCTCACTCCGCGAGCTCGGCGAGGGTCACGTCGATGGCGGCGCCGGCCAGCAGGTCAAGGCGCTGCAGCTCCAGTTCGGCGCCACTGCCGGGCAGGCCGGCGTCGATGTCCATCACCGGGCGCTCCTCACCGTCCAGCAGGCGCGCCCAAGCAGCGGTGCCTGTGCGCCGGCATAGCGCGCGGGGAATCGGCGCAAAGGTCAGCACGCCGGCGGTCAAGCTCGCAGCGGAAGGCTTGGAAAGCCGGGCTTCGACGAGCAGCTGTTGCTCGGTAAGTCCTTCTCCCATCGCTGGGCGTGGACCGGTGTACACACGCAGCAGCCCGGGTTCGATAGCACCATCAAGCGCTTGGGCAATTGCCGAGAGGCGCGCGTTTCGCACCGCCATCGACAGCACTATCATTTCAAAGAGGGAGCATTTGCGGAAAGTGCGGCGGAGCGGTGAAGACCGTAGAAGTGCCGTTGACCACGAGAGCCATGACCACCAAGAATTCAAGAGGCCGGCAGTACCTGGCGACATTCGCACTCGGAGTGTCTTTCATCGTCCCAGCACCCGGCTGGGCAGCAGGCAAGCCGCCCGCGGAGCGCGCGGACCAATCAGCGCAGGCTACACAACAAACGCTCGATTCGCTCAAAGCCAAGCAGCAAGAGCTCTTGGATCAAATCCGTGGGGATGTCGCGGCTCTCCCTCCGCTACCCGAACCGACGCCAGGAGAACCCGAGTCCATCGCCGAGCTGCGAAAACGCCGTGAGGTATTGCTCCGGCTACTGAAGGAAATTGAAGATCGGATCGCAAGTGAAGATGCAGGGCGAACTGCATACGTTTCGTCGCTCTCGCGCGACCCTGTTCTGAAGGCCTACTACGATCGACTGTCTGCACGAATCGAGAAGTACGGTACCGACCACTTTCCAAAGAACGGCAAGACATCGATCTACGGTCGCGCGGTTGTCACGATCGCGATCGACTCTCATGGAAAGCTGGAATCGGTGAACGTTGCCAGATCCTCGTCAAAACAACTATCCGATCATGCTGTCTCGTTGATCCGGCAATCGGCGCCCTTCGAGCCGTTCCCCGCCGACATGGCGAGCAGGATTGATCGCATTGTCATCACAAGCTTCTTCTCATTCGAACGGAACTAGAGGGATACGGACAGACCGATCAGGAAGATCGACACTGCCCGTGAAAAGGCGCGCACGGCCCGCGTAGGCGATCAGATCCTCATCAGTAGCTCGCTAGCTGCAGAGACGAACCCCTCGTTCTGCGGCATTCGTACCGATGTGGATTCGCATTGCAGGTTCTCGTTCGATGCGATGCACACCTCGTTCTTCACGAATCATGTAGCTCCGGCCTTACCCAGTCTGCAATCACCGCGTTGAATTGCCTCACGTGATCGTGCGCAACGACGAAGTATTCGCGCGTAGGATCAAGCCACGCGAAGCGATAGGCGCCGTCTTTGGTCGACCATCCGGCCGCGACCACCACCGCCGAGCGCGCGTCGAACAGCCACACCTTGCGGCTAGCCGGCGTGCCCTCGATGGTGACCTTCCCGGCGATGAAGCCGTAGCCCCAAAACTCCTTGGCTCGTGACACGGCGCGTTCGCCATGTCGCGGTACCGCTCCGCCCTCGATCGCGAACGGCGCGAGCGTTACGACGTTGTACAAGAGGCGCGGCACCAGCGGCCCGGCAATTGCGTGCGGCGCAAAGCGCGTCACCCGACCGACGACGCGGGGAAGCTCGCCCGCCATCTCACTCCCACGGCCCGGTCAGGTCGAATGCCATGCGCCCGTTGCCGCCGTTCTGCGTGTTCGCCATCACCAGCAGCTTGCGCACGGTGCCATCGAGGACGAATCCATCGTAGAGCCACGGCTCCGGCGCGCTGATGCCATGCAGCGGGCACAGCATCCCCGGCAGGCGCCCGCGCAGCGACGGGCCGCCCTGCTCCTGGATCAGCAGCGGCATGACGTAGATGCCGGAGTCCGCCGGGTTCGGATACGGCAGCCCCGTCGAGCCGATGCCGGCACCGCTGCTGCCGGGCGCGGCCACCCACATCGCCGGCACCCGATTGCCCAACTGCGTATAGCTGCGCGCCATCCAGATGCCCGTGTTGCCCACGGCGGTGCCCACCGGGTACACCCAATCGCACACCTCGTTCCCGTTGGGCTCGTTCCAGTTGTACCCGGGGTCAAAGTAGCCGGCGAGCACGCCGTTGTAGCCGTCGCCGGCCTTGAAGCTCGGGAAGTCGCCGAACAGGTAGGGCACGTACCGCCCGTAGTAGCTCTCGCTCCAGGCCACGCACAACCAGAACCGCTTCGAGTCTCCGATCAGCACCCAAGGGCGAGCCGTGGTGCTCTCGTTCTGGCCCTTGCGCCAAAACACCTGAGCCATGCCGGTGCCGTTGTCCACGTCGGCCATGGTCTCCCACATCTGCACGACCGCCGTCCGGAACCCGGCGCCATAGTCCGGATTCCCGGGCATGGCGGTCTCGTCGACCCGCAGGTACACACCGCAGCTCGCCGGGTCTTTGCTGCGATAGACGGCCTTGCCGGCCGCGGTGTAGGGGCTGGTCCAATCCAGCGGCGCGATCTTCGCGGTGATCGTGCCGGATGCGGGCGACGCGGGGTCGCCGGTCACGTCGAAATCGAAGGTATTCGTCGTGACGTTGCGGATCACCTTGTCGCCGTTGTAGGCGGCCTCCACCGCGCCGTCGATGCGCACCGTATCCCCATTGCGGAACCCGTGACCCGCGTCGGCCTGGGCGGTTGCTACGTTGCCCACACGCGTGATCTTGGTGAGCGTGCGCAGGTTGTAGCCATTGAGCAGGCACGCATTGAGCACCGCCATGAGCGCGCCGTCCTGGCCGCTCAATTGCGGCGCCCCGGTCTGGTTCGATTGGTACCACTTGATCATGTGAGGTCAGCGGTCGATGTCGCCGCGAATCTGGATGCTGAAACTGTCGGAGGTATTGGCGCTCGGCCCCTGCAGCACCGTGCGCGCGATCCACAGCGGGAAGTTCGCCGCCGCGGTGTCGAAGCGCAGCACGTTGCCGGCCACCCAGCCCGCCCCCCATCCGCCGGCCTTGACCGTGAAGTAGGGAGCGCCCGTCTCCGGGTTCGTCGGGCTGCAGTCGGCCGCGGTGTTGCCCACCGCGATCTGGCCCACCGATTCGCCCACCACCCGGAATTCGTTGGAGTTCGTGAAGATCAAGGCCCACCGCTCGGCGATGGCGCCCCGGTTCGTCACGACGAGGGGATAGACCGCTTCGTTGAACTGCGCGGTGGTGTTGTTGCCCAGCCGCTCGTCGGCCCATTCGCCGGTCCATGTCTGCTGGGAGAACAGGCCGTAGGCGCGCGCCCGCAGGTCGCCGATGATCAGCGCCGACGACACGCGCGATTCGTTCGCCGGATAGGCGTGCGTCAGCGGCCGCGTGAGCGTCAGTACGCCATTGATCTGCGTATCGCTCACAAGCGCCATATCTTCGACACGGTGCTCGGCGCGCAGCGGCTGCCGGTAGCCCGACAGGTCGAGCGGCGCCTTCAACGTCACCGTGCCGTGGTCGAGGTCGGCCGCGTAGCGATCCGGCGGCAGCACCTTGTTGTCAGCATCGAGCACACGCACGCTCGAAAGCCGCACGCGCCCCACGTCCAGCGTGTCGCCGCCGTTGGCGGGCATCGGGAACGGTGCGCTCGTCGTGTGGTGCACTACCGCGATGTCGCCAGGCCGGAAGATCGGCACCCGGCCATCGACAGGCAGCCGCACCGGATCAAGCCCCAGCACGTCGGCCGATAGCGGCAGGTATGAGAACGCCACGGCGGCGAACCGGATCGTGTCCGCCTGCACCGGGATCGGTTTCAGGATCTTGCCGTCCTCGTCCACCTCGTCGGCGCTGAACCACGGCTCTGACTCATGACCGGTCGCCGGCACGAGCTGCCCGAAGCGCACGCGCACGACCCCCGACTGGTAATCGATGCTGCCGCGCACGTGGTCGGACTCAATCGCGCCTTGCGCGTTCGCGGTGGCGTTGATGTTCGTCCCGTCGAGCAACTGCGCGCGGATCTGCAGGCTGCCCGGCCGCACCGGCGCCGCCGGCACCCTGAAGCACACCGCATCCACCGGCTGCGCGCCCAGCTCGGTCAGCAGCGACTGCAGCGTCGGCGTGCTGGCCGCGCCAGGCTGCCAGACGGTGAGCAGCGTTCGGCCCGAGGCATAGTCGATGGTCCCCGCCGGCGTGCCAGCGCCGGTGTTCGGGTCCACGTCGGCCACGAGCCCGCCCAGGCGGTCGGTGTAGACCTTGCCCCCGAGCACAAAGCGCACTGACCCCGGCACGATGCGCTCGGCGTAGCGATCGGTCAGGTCGAGCTCGACGCGCTCGATGGTCAGGGTTTCGGTGGCGTGGTTCGCGGTGTCGCTGTCGCGATAGCGGACTTTCACCAGCCCGCTGTCGTCGAACGGCATCACGGCACCGGCCGGGATGTACTCCCAATGGCTGAACAGGTAGCGCATCGTGCGGCGGATGTTCACGTCACCGCCCGCCCCGACCGAGCGCTGCTGGCCGATCTCCTTCTTCTCGTACACCGGCTTCGGGATCATCACGGTGGCCTCGGGCTTGAACGTGATGCGGCCGGCCGCGTAGTCGATGCTGCCCTGCACGGCATCGGCGCCGGTGCCGAAGGTGCCGGTCGTATCCCCGGCATCCGGCACATCGCGCGCCATGCGCGTCGGATCGACGCGGCGAGTCGGGCCAGGGATGTATTGCAGCTCGGTGGTCACCGCCGCTTCATAGTCCTCGATCAGGACGTTGAACTCCAGTTCGATGGAGCCGGGCTTGACGGCGCCGGGCAGCGTCACGGTGACCGTGCCATCGCCATTGCGCAGCGGGTGCGGGAACTCCTTCTCCTGCGGCGGCCCCCAGTCGTAGGCGATGGCGATTTCCGCGCCGCCTGCGGGCAGCGTCGAGGGCGTGAAGACCAGCTCGCCACGCGCATAGCTGACGGTGCCTGAGGCGTCGCCGGTGATGCGCCCTTTGCCGTCGTCGGAGGCGAGTTTGTCGTTGGTGCCATCGGTCCACGTCAGGCGCAGCGTGCCGGGGACGATGCCCGGGTGCTCGACCGTCTTGCGCAAGGTCGGTGCGAGCACCGTGGAGCTGGAGCGGTTGAAGTAGTCGCCACCCGAGGCCCACGCGAACAGGATGTCGGTGTTGGCGTCGGGCAGCGCGCCGGTGGTGAGGATCACCGAGCCGGTGGCGTAGTCGAGCGTGCCGGCGCCGAACGACGAGTCGGCGCCACGCAGCGCGCCGTCGCCGCGGTCGCGCAGGTCGTACCACCGGCCTTGCGCCATGTAGGACACCACCAGCGAGCCGGGCTTCGGCGCCGGCTGCAGCGTGATTGTGTAGGCATAGCCACGCGCGTCGCCGGGCACTGCGATGACGGCGGTGTCGGCCACGCGGATCGGTGCGCCGGCCGGGGTGAAGCGCACGGTAAAGCCGCCATTGAAGGCGGGCGTGCCGTCCCGGAACGCCACCACGCCGCGCGCATAGTCCACGGTGCCGATCGAGGTGGTGCCCGACTTCAGCTCGCCAGCCGCGTCGGTGAACTCGTAGCCCGCGCCGAGGATGTGCAGGCTGCCGGGCTGGATCGGATTGGCGACGACGACGTTGCGGCCGGCGCTCACGTTGCCCGAGGTGTTCCATGTCACCGGCTCGCCACTCGACAGCAGCGGCACCGCCTGGCCGGCCGCGTTCAGGTCCACCAGCGGGATCTCGCTCTGCGCGCTCGGCACGAGCTGGCCGAACAGCGATTGAACCTGCACCGTCAGGTCACCGATACCGGCCGGCGCCGCAGTGGGCGCGGTGCCATAGTACATGGCCGCATTCGCCACGAGCGTGTCGCGTACCACCGCCTTTTGCGCGATGTCATCGCGTGAGCTGGGCGCCGGGCCTTCGAAGTCGAAGCGCAAGGGGTCGGAGATTTCGCAGGTGGCAATGACCCCTTGGAACTTGACCATCCCGGACGGCTCGTTCACGTTGAACTCGCGCTCGGTGGTGGTTACGCGCGTGACGCGCACGTATTGCTCGTACTCGGTCGGCTTGCCTTCGTCCTGTACCAGCACCAGCGCCTGCCCGACGCGCGGCAGCGGGTCTGCCGGCTTGAGCAACAGGGCCACGGCGCGCTGGCCGGTGAGCTGGCGTTCCAGCAACTGGCCCGGCCACTTCACGCCCCGCGCGAGGTAGCGCTCGACGCGATCCTTGGCTGCGCCGCGCCGGTCGGTCCAGTTCTTTGTCGTGAACAGCACCACCGACACGCGTGGATCGGCCGGCGCATCGGCGACGATGGCGTGGGCGCCGTAATACGAATCTACCGAATCGGTCAGCACGCCGACGTAGGCCTTGCGCAGGCTCACACGGCCATAGGTGCGGTCCAGTTCGGAGATGTCGGGGAACAGGTTGTTCGAAGCACCGTCGACGATCACGCGGCCGGTCATGCGGCCACCGCCGTCGGGCGTGTCGAGCAGGCGCTCGGAAGCGAGCAGCTTCACGTCGCCGGAAAGAATCGGCATCGGTCCAGAAATGAAAAAAGGCCCCGAAGGGCCTTGAAGGATGAGAGGCGCTGCGCCGCGCTCAGACTTCCATGAAGCGCAGGGTAGCCCTGTAGAAGTCGCCGTCGTTGCGAGCGGCGAAGCCGGTCACGGGCTCGGCTTCAATGGGGGTTTCGTGATGGCGGAAGGCCACCGTGAACAGGCGGCCGTCGGCGAGGGTCAGCTCGAAGTGCCGGCCGGATACCGAAGCCCAGCCGTGCAGCGTGTTGAGCGTGGCGCGCGTGATCCACCCCATATCGGTCGAGCCCGCCAGCGTGATCGGTCGGCCCTTCTGGCGGTCGGCGGTTTCGACGATCAGCGCGCCGGTCAACGAGTAGGACACCGCTGCGATGGCGGCCGTCCAGGCGTGCTCGTCGCTCCAAAGAAGGTCATCGGGGAGCGCGAGCAATGTGTCATCGCCTAGATTTCTCAGTTGCATAGTGATGACGAGTCATGCGGCTACGTTGACCACGTCGCGACTAACCTACACATACATGAATGAAGGCGAGTTGCTCACACTTAAGGGGGATTGCAACAAGAGTGGTCCCCGGTAGCATTTTGTGAAGAGCGATCAAGAAGGTCGCGTGAACTCCAATGCAGGGAGCAGAGGAAATGCGACACAAGTCGATCTATATGCTTGGATTAATTTCCCTGCTGTTTGGTTGCAGTACGACGGAGCCACCCGCTTTCTACGAGACAAGCACCGACGGAAGTACAAGATCAATGCTTTCACGGTTGAAAGGTGAGAAGGACGCCAGCGTCGCCGCCCAAAAAGTCGAGGATTGGCGCACAGCGAATTCTCTCTTCCGAAAATGCATTCCCGTAGATGCATCAGTTCCTGCCGCTCCTTCTCCCATCACAGGGGCCTCCCAACCTGACGCATCTCCTGTAAAGCTTGTTGATCGCTGTACTGGTGAGACAAGGAGTCAGCTTTCCCTTCACTATATGTGGACTGGAAAGAGGATGATTGATGCTCTATGCGAGCGCTACTTCAATTCGGCGCTTCAAGCGCAGCGACTGAAGGAAGCCAGTGCTGCCTCTGTGAATCGAATATCAAATCTACTTGTTGCGCTTCAAGCGGCAGGGAAAGTTGGCAGCCCGGTAGTGGCTGCCACATCGATTGGCGCAAACTTCTTTACTGGTTCGGAAGATGACCTTGCTATCGCAGTATTGCCTGGGCCGGATTTAGATATTCTCCATACGCTGGTTGTCGAAGCTCAGCAGCGTGCTTGGAGCACAGTACAAGCAGAGTTCGCTAGTCCTAGCTTTGGATACCTTCAAGCTGAAGACGCCTTGCAGAAGTACGCCTATGCCTGTTCCTTTCCGGGGATGAAGCATGTACTCAATGACACCTTGAAGAACGGAAAGGATCCTGCGGCGTTAGACGCGAATGCGCGCGCTATTCAAACCCTGAGCGATAAGTTGGCCACTCAAGCGGCATTGGCGGCTTCTGCTGCTGAATACGCGAATACTGCCGTCAAAAAGGCAGCAGAGGCAGCCAGTCGAGCAACCGAGGCAGCATCGGCTGCGGCGGCCGCGAACGCACGGGCGACTCAAGCTGAAGGGCAAGTCGCTTCAACACCAGCGCCTGCGGCATCCGCAGCATCCAAATAAGAGGGTGTTCTAACCTGCGTCTGCACTCCTATCATTCAGGCGATTCGACTGCTGAAATTGGAGGTCAGTCGGATTTTCTATCGTGACCGTCCTCGCGCTTGTTGCAAAAGGTCGAGCAACCGCGATTCGTCCCGCGCGTCCACCGTGGCCGCGACGGTGCGATCCCCGGCCGCCAGTTCGACGCGGATGGTCCGCCCCGGCGCTGCTGCCGCCGTCATCACTACTGTCGGCGCAGGCACGCGCATCGCGCCGGTGATGGAGGCGAGCAGCCGCGCGCCGAGGTCGGCCCCTGGAAGGGCCTGCGCGAGCCCTGCGGACGGTTGCACGAACCCGCCCGAGGCGAACCCTTGAACCCGGCCAGAAAGCGCCTTCGCCGGCACCTTCAGCGCGTTGAGCGCTTCAAAGAAACCCACCCCCAGGCGCGACACCGTGTCGCGGTTGATCACATACTCGCCCGGCGTCAGCATCGCCGGCACGGTATCGCTCTTCGCCCGCCCACCGTTCGCGAAGAACTCGCCCTGATGCTCTTCCATGTAGGCGATCAGTTCGCGCTCGTAGTCCTTTCCATAGGTCAGCGGCTGGGCCATCGCGGTGCGCCAGCGGCCCCGCATTTCTTCGAGCTGCTGCTTCTCATGCGCCGTCAGCGTCTTACGGTTCTGCAGCTCTTCGAGTACCCGGCGGTCCTGGTGTGCGAGCGTCCCCCAATACTCGGCGGTCTTGCGTGGCGCGTCGAGGCTGACCGCAGCGCCGTAGTTCCACACCAGCCAGCCCATGTATTCGTTCTCGGCCTTCTGGCCCAGCTCGATCATCTGCTGCAGCTCGACCACCTCGCGGTTCTTCTTCTCGGGCTCAGGCGGCCACGGGATCGGCTTCACCGGCCCGCCCGCCTTGAAGTGCTGCACCCCGGCCAGCTTCGACAGCAGCGCCTCGCCGTACTGGCGCACCGCCGCCTTCCTCAACACGAAGGCGCCGGCCTGCAGCGTGCGCGGCACGGTGTCACCGTCGCCGGTGCCCGGAACCTTGCCGTCGCGCATTCGCGGGAAGTTGCGCACTGGCCCGCCCTGCGCGAAACGCATCACAGGCTCGTCGACGCCCACCGGCCCTCCGGTCGCATGCGCTTCGACGCGCTGCACGTACACCGTGTGCGTGCTGCTGGTGTTCAGGCCGTTCAGGCTCGTGATCTGCGCGCGCACGTTGTCGTAGTTTGACAGCACCTCGTGCTGGCTCTCGGTCTTGATGCGGTCCAGCGCCCGCACCTGGGCATCGACGTTCGCAATCGCGGCCTGGGCCTTCTCGGTGGCCACCCGCAGTTCGATGTGCGAGCCGTCCCTCGCATAGGTCTGCAGCTCGGCGAGCGCCGCCTTCGCCTTCGTGGTGTCGGCGCCGATGGTGACGGCCTTGCCTTCCTTGAGCTGCTGCTCGTAGTCCTGCAGTTGCTTCTGTGCCTGCTGCAGGTCCGCCTGAATCACCATCAGGCGGTGTTTCTCGGCGATGGCCTTGTCGAGGTCGGCCAGCGCCTGCGTCAGGCGCGTGGTGTCCGCGTCAATCGTCAGCTTCAAGCCGTCTTTGAGCTTCGCGGTGATGTCGTCGAGCTGGGACTGGGTCTTCGCCAGTGCCTGCTCCACCTCGCCGCGTGCCGCCACCGCCGTGGCCGCTGCATCCTTGTGCGCCTTGCCTTCGGCATCCAGCGCCTGATTCAGCAGGTCTTCGGCTTCCTTGATGCGCTGGATGGCCGCGGCGGTGCCATCCTTGCCCTTGCTGGCTTCGGCATCGGCCGCATGCATCTTGGCCGACAGCTCGGCCTGCAGTTGGGCGGCCTGCCGCATGTACGCTTGGGCCTGCTCGTTCTCGCCCTTGCGGGCCGCATCGCGGGCCTGGGCTCCGAGCTGCACGACCTTGGTCTGCTCGGCTTCGGCCTGCTGGCGGGCTTCCTGGCCCTTCTTGGCCTCCTGCGTTTCGTGCCCGGCCACCTCCGACGCCAAGTCCATCGCCTGTTTCGCGAACTGGCGGGCATGGTCGAACTCGCCGTCGTGCAGTGCTTCGCGGGCCTTCTCCTGCAGTTCGGCAATCTGGCGCTTCTTGTCCTCGTTCGCTTCGAAGTCGCTCAAGCCCTGGCGCTGAATCTCACGGATGCGGTCTTCCGTGCTGAGCGAAAGCGAGCGCTTCTCTTCCTCGATGCGCTTGACTTCGGCCAGATGCCGGTTCGCTTCGGCGTTGAGCTGGTCAACGTGCTGGCGGTAGTCCTGCAGCGCCTGGTCGAGCGTGGTGCGCTTCGTTGCCAGGATCTCGTTTTCGACGCGCTGCACGTTCGCGGCCCGCTCGGCGTCGGTCTGGCCCTGCCGGCGTGCGGCATCGATGCGAGCGCCGCTTTCCTGATCGATCAGGCGCAGCGTGTCGGCGGTGGCGCGCTGGCGTAGCGTGGTCTGCTGTGCCATCGCGTCGGCCAGCAGCGCGGTCGATTTGGTGAGCACCGCTTCCTGGCTTTGGCGCGAGTTCTCCAGCTCGGCGCGCTCCTGGTCATAGCGGCGCTTCACGGCTTCGCCCTGGCGCTGCAGGCCCTGCTCGACTTGGGCCGTCAGGCCCTTGAAGGCCTCGCCCATCTTGGCGGTGGCGTCGTTGACCGTGCCGTTGGCCTTGTTGAAGGCGGCTTCGACTTCGCCCAGACGGGTTTTCAGCTTTTCGAGGCCGGCATGCACCGCGTCCACGCCGCGCGTGACCGCTTCCTGGGTGCCCAGGCGCACGGCTTCCAGGCGCTTGGCGATTTCCTCGGCACCGGCGGCCGACGCATTCATCGCCGCATTGGCCTGCTCCCCGGCTTGGCCCGCCTCGGCCCACATGTCCTTCAGCGTGCCCACCATCACGCCCAGGCGCTGCGCATGCCGCTCGGCGGCGGCGGCCAGCGTGTCGCCGGTGAACAGCGCCTTGAACGACTCCCACTGGAATTGCAGCTGCTCCAGCGTGAGCATCAGCGCGCCGACCATCAGCCCGCCGGCCTTGCGCGCCATCGCGAAGTGCTCCGACAGCCACTCGCCGACCTTCCAGCCTGCGAAGAAGGCGGCCAGCACGAGAAACGCGGTGCGCAGCACGCCGAGCTGGGCGACGGCACCCTGGATGCTCAGGCTTGCCGTCGCCCAGGCGGCGCTCGTCGCCGCGGCAGCCGCGACACCTGCGGCCTGCACCGTCTGCCATGCGGTGATCAGCGCGGGAACCATCCGGTACACCAGAACGCCGAGCCCGACCTCGGCCAGCAGCTTCAGCACAGCCACCAGCTCGGTCATGTGCTGCGCCACCCAGGTGAAGGCCGCGGCCAGCTTCTTCGTCGCGCCGGTCGCTTCGTCGAAGCCGCCCACCATCTTGACGAAGGCGTTGCGCACGCCATCAGTCGATTGCTCAAAGGTCTTGGGCAGTTGCGCGAACTCGGCGGAGATCTTGTCCTTCTGCGAAATCCACGCCTTCGTCACCACGTCGGCGGTGAGGCGGCCTTCCTCGGCGTACTTGCGCAGCGCGCCGATCGGCAGCCCGAGGCCTTCGCTCAGCGCCTGCATCAGGCGTGGTGCGTTCTCGGTGACGCTGTTGAATTCCTCCCCGCGCAACACACCGGCCGCCAGGGCCTGTGACAGCTGCAGCATCGCCGCTTCCGACTGCTGGGCGCTCGCACCCGAGAGCTTCAGCGCTTGCGCGATCATCTCGGTGAGCTGGAGCGCCTGCGACTGCTCGCCCCCCATCATGCGCACCGCTTGGGCGACCTTGCCGTACAGCGTGCCGATCTGCTCGATCGGCGCACCGGTGCGCTGGGCGATCTCGAACACCTCGCGTTGTGCGACCGCGAACTCCTGCTGTCCGGTGGTCGCGAGCTTGAGGCGCGCGTTCATCTGGTTCCAGGCGTCGGCGAGCTGTATCAGCTCGCCCGCCTTGCCGGCCACCCACTGGATGCCAACGAAGGCGAGCAGTTGCGTGCGGGCCTTGTTGAACTGCTCGCCGAAGGCTTCGGCGCCAGCCTTCACTTGCGCGAAACCGGCTGCCATGCGCTCGCCGGCTCCTTTGGCGGTGGCGGCCAGGTCGGCCATGGACCGCTCGGCGGACTTCAGGGTGCGCTGCAGCCCTTCGTCGTTGCCGTCGAGCGCGACGAGCATGGAAATGCGATTCGTTGCCAAGGAACGAAAGAGAACGGTGGAGGGAGAAGGACAGAGGAAGCGGCGTCAGCGCAATGCGGCGAGCTGCTTCTGGATCGCGTCGGCGATGCGGGGGGTATGGGATTCGACGAGGCGGCGCACGTCCAGGCGCTGCCGCAGGCTAACGCGTGGCACGAGCACCGCGATGGGAACATCCGCGCCACGCTTCAGGCGCTTGATGCCCTCGGCCTTGCGAAAGCGGCGCTTCGCGTTGCGCAAGAGCTTGTCGTGCTCGCCGATGTTCTCGGCCATCAGCACGGTGTGGCCCTTGCTGTTCTTCGTGAACCACGCATTGCCGCCCGCGATCAGGCGGGTGATCAGAGCCTTGAAGGTCTTCGGCCCCATGCGGGCGCCATAGAGGGGAATCAGCAGCTTGCCGCTGATCGAGCCGCCGTATTCATGGATGCCGCCCCAGGGCACGCGCGAACCGACGTAGAGGGCCGGCAGGCGGTTCGGGTGGCGATCGTAGACGGTGGTGCTGAAGCTCTTCAGGAAAGCCCGCTTCACCACCTTCAGCTCGTGAGACACGTGGTCGCGCACCTCCTGCTTCAGTGGGGATTGCTGCTGCACTAGAGCGCGCCGTGTGGCCTCGCGGACCTGTAACCGCAGTTGCCCTCCCCACCTTTGTAGCTGAACCCGTGCAATCGCGCTGTTCACACGAATGTTGATTCTCACTTCTAACTTGGGCCTCTACACTGCTGGCGCAGCCGCTCCGCCATCATCCTCTGGTGTCCCATGAAATCATTTGATCTGCACCTAGCAACGCACTTCCTTGGCCGTGCGCTCAAATGCCCATGCCCGCAGTTGATACCTCGCTCTGGAACAGCCGGCGCAAAGATCAGGTGCTTCACGGTATACATTGACAAAGGGGGAGAGCCTTATCTCCTTGTGACTGGTTTGTCAGGCGGGGTTTTGAGTTGTCAAGAGTGGACTGGGGAGTCTTTTGAAAAGCCGGTGGAGATCCCACTTCACACTGTCAATACGAAGGACATCTCAATTACCCACTTCTACGGACATCACGAGATTCGATATAGCGGGATCACTGACTTCGCTATCGGAAGAACACTATTTCTTCCTTACATCAAAATTCTGTCCGTCCAGTCAATTGAGGCATTAGACCAGTACTTCTTCAACAAGAAGAAGTTCTATACGAAGCAGAGAATTGAGCTATTGAAATTCTTGACTCAGCGCCGGCTCGACGGCATCACGAGCTCTAGTGCGATAGATCTGATGACAGGGCTCTATTCCATAAAATGGATACTTCATCCTGACAAAGACTCGCAGTTGAAGCGCCTTAGGTTCTATCTCGATTCACTGGTTGACACGGGAGAACTACGCCGGGTGGATCACAAATATGAACTTACTGGCGAAGCACTCAAGGCCATCGAAGTCTACGAGGAGCAAGAGCGGAAGCACACCGAGAACGTGAAAGTGCAGCGCAGAATGGTTTGGTTGACGCTCACCATCGTGCTGCTCACGGGAGCGCAGGCGGGCCTATACAAGCTGCCTACTCTCCTCGACCTCAGCAATTGGACGTTGATCCGAAGTTCTCCCGCCGAATCCACCTCTGGTAGTACATCGCACTAATTGTGTGAAGTTCTCATTGAGCGCTCGTGATGCGCCCCTCTAGCAGCTATCGCCCATCCCGCTCCAGCAATCGCAACATGCGTTCAATCTGATCGTTGTCGCCGCGTATGGCGGTGGCGACTAGCGACAGCAGACGCGCGTCGCGCTCAGCCTCTTGCCGCATCGCCGCTGCGAGGAATGCCTGGAACTGCGCGAGCGTGTAGCTGAGGATCTGCGGCAGCGTGTGGCCGTGATCGATCAGGCGCTGGCAGGCGTCGAACCATCCGCCGCGGTCTGGGGCATTTTCGGCAGCCGCTCGGCCATGCGCGTGAACACGCTGTCCAGCCGCGCCAGCAGATGCCGGGTAAAAAAATCGGCGTTCACCTCGATGATGGTGGCCACCAGCGCCACTGCATCGTCAGCATCGAGCCCATCGACCCAGCCCCGCGACTTGCCCACTGCGACGCTGATGGCATCGAGCAGGTTTTCGCCATGTCGTGAGAACAGCGCCAGCCAATCAACCGGCTGCTTGCCCAGCGCCTGCAGCGCTGGCGTGATCGCTCGAAGGAAGGCCGGCACCTGACCAATCTTCAGCGGTTTGATTTGCAGCGTTTCACCACCGGCGCGAACTTCCGCGCCGGCGGGAACAAGCTGATCCAGCTCGTTCGTGTTCATCACAGCTGCACGATCCTTCCGAACTGGCCGAGCACCGAATCGAACGGCTTCGACGAATCTGCCAGCAGCGAGCCGTCCAATTCGAACTTGTTGTAGTCGTCGCTGATGAAGCTGATTTCCTTCAAGGGATCAAACGCGACTCGCCACAATTCGACGAGCACCTTTGCATTGCCCTGTGCGGTGTTGATTCCTTCCAGGCGCATGAAGCGCTCGGGCAGCGGCTGGGTGAAGATGCCCACGGAGTCGATCGCACCGAACTGATACGCCGCATGAATCGGCGGCACAAAGCCGGTCAGGTCCAAGAACTGGATCGCCCCGAAGTCGGTGTCCGCGGTGTAGTGGGTGCCGTTGTTCAGCGTCTTCGGCGCGGCCGTCGAGTCGCGCAGCGTCAGCGCCGAGACTTTCGGATGCGCGAGAAAGTAGCGGTCACCTATCTTCGGATTCGCACCGCCCAGCGGCTCATCGGTCACGGTGCCCGCGTTGTCGCTGACGACGGAGCCATAGAGGGCCAGCGCCAGATTCGCGGTCGTGAACTCTTCAATCGTGAGGTTCACGCTCGCGCTCTTCTGCTTGACCATCCGGTGGTCGAGCGTGCGCTGTCCCGACTGGCTTTCGTAGTGCTCCAGCACGTCAGTCTTCAGCGAGAGTTTCAGGCCGGCGACGTTGCCGGGCGACCGCACGTCGATGGGGCGGCCTTGCGCATCACGGCCGCCGAGATAGACGCGGCCCTGGAAGGATGAATAGCTCATTCAGTTCAGGCGGTTTTGGTGGGAACGGCTGCGGGAGCGGCAGCAGGTGCCGCGGCGGGCGCGGGCTTCGGCGCGGCCATCGCGATGGCGTGCGAGCGCAGCCAGTCAGCGACGGGCGGCACCACGTCCAGCTCGTCGCCGGGCGCGTGCTCGCGCTCGGCATGCGTGTGGTGCTTGAGCAGGCGCACGCGCACATGAGTCGGCATGGGCGCGGCCTGCCCCGGCGGGCTGTGCAGCCCGGGGGTTGGGTCGGTCATCGGAAGGGGGAGGAAGAAAGAAGAAAGGCCCGCAGCGAGAGCGCTACTGCCTTGGGCTATCCGGCCTGGGTGATGTCGTGCTGCAGCGTTCGGTAGGTGATCCGGTACCGCCCGTGCAGTGCGACGGCGACGGCATCCGCGTCTTCCACGTCGAAGTCGACGTCCAGCTCGTGGATGCGCAGCGCGAGGCCACCGAGGTTGGGGTCGGCCATCAGCGCGGCATGCGCTGCGGCCATCAGCCGGTCGGCCTGGGTTTCAGGGGCGTCCGGTGGGGCTTCGCGGGCGAGCGCGACGACGCGGATGCTCAGCTCCCGCGTGACACGGCCGTTCGTGCGCTCGGTGATCGCATCCGACTCGGGGAAGAGCACCAGAGCCGGGCACTGCTCCCGCGTGAGCGCGATGGCCGGCGAGCGGTGCAGGCTCGCGCCCATCGCGGCGGCCACCGGGCGAAGCGCCGCCAGCGCCGCGAGCAGCAGGCGCTCGCGGATCGAATTCGGCGGCATGCCATCACAGGCGGGTCAGCTTCGCGCGCCGCTCCGATCCGTCACCCACCGCACGCACGTCGCGCACACGGAAGGCCGTGCCGTCGATCTCCACGCGCTCGCCGGCCCTCAGGCCGTCGAAGATCATCGAGGGGTAGGACATCAGGTACTCGGTGCTCGACGTGAGACCGTCCATCAGCGTCTCGTCGGGCGCTGCCAGGCCCACCGGGTTGGTCCTCGGCGGCCCGCCATCGGACGGGTTCCAGACACAGGTCTTCAG